TGCTTCATTCCTCCTCTTTGGGTCTGAGAATCAGTCCGGTTCCGTCCGCTTCAAATTCCATTCCCTGCCGCTGAGCCGAGGCCGCGATGGCTTCCGCCTCGCTGATCCGGTTTTCAAAGTACATTTCAGGGTCTTTCAGCAAATACACCAGCGGCAAATCGAAATCCAGGTTTTCGCTGGGAGCGATGGTATCGTCCTCCGAAACGTCGATGCGGCAGTCGAAATTTTTCACTTTGATCACCCAGGGCTCGCTGCCGGTGAGACGCACGTTTTCCAGCATGGGCAGGATGCGGGCGGGCTGATCGCTACAAACGCCGTCGATGATCACGCTGTCCGCTTCCACGCTGCCGTAGGAAAGGGCCGAGGCTTCCGCCCGGACGCCGTATTCCAGCAGGGTCAGCTTCACCGGCTGAACGGTCAGGTGCTTAAAGTAGATGTTCTTCATGCGCACCTTGGGCAGCTTCATGGGCAGCATGACGTTGCCGCTTTCATGCCGGAAGGCGTAGCTGCTTTCCAGGGCCGCGTAGAGCAGAGTGGTTTCATAGAAGGTTTCGATCTGGATGTTTTCCAGGGTGATATTGCCCTGGAAAATGCTGCAATAGTCCTCGCGGCAATACACCAGGCGGCTGTTGAAAATGGTATCGTAGTCCCGGGTCTTGATGAATTTGGTGTCCCGCACGGTCAGATACCCGTCGCCGTAGCCCACGTTGATGTTGCTGTGGCTGGTGACCATGGTGCAGCCCTGAATGAGGAAATCCCGGCAGCCGTAGTGATTGTCTACCCGGCCCATGACGCTGTCCCGCACGGTCAGGCGCTTGCACCAGCTGGTTTGAATGGGGCCCCAGCCGCGCAGAAACTGGCAGTGGTCGATGAGCACGCTGCTGCAATGGGTACACACCAGCACGTAGGATACGTTGGTGAGCGTTTGCTCGCCGGCGGGCAGAAAATTGCCGAAGTTTTCCATCACACAGTCCCTGAAGCACAGGTTGTAGGCGTAATCGGCGCGGATCAGTTCGCCCCGGTAGCGCATATCGGCGGTTTCGTACCGCGCCCCCGCGTCGCACTTTAAGCCCTGCACGGTCACGTTGCTGCGGGTGATGTAGAGATAATAAGGATTGACGAACCGCCCGTTGTGATCCAGCTTGAAGGTGCCGCCCTTGATGGTGATGGGCGCGTCCAGCAGGGAGCGCCTGCGCATTTTCATATGCCCGGTGATGTTTTGGGTGTGGTCGCTGACGCTTACATCCCGGGGCATGCAGCCGCTGATATCCAGGAACAGGGGGCCGTCCATGAGCGCGCCGTTGCGGTCAATGGCCGCCGTTTCGGAATAATAGGAGGGCTCCGGATAGCCCGATTCCTCCCAGCCGTCCCGCATGCCGATCACGAGATCGGGAGAATCCCGTTCGATCATGAAGGTGACCAGCTCGTTGGGATAGTCTTTCAGGAAATCGATGTTCAGCTGCTTATCGTGCAGCTGGTCGATCTGGGCGGGCGAAAGCTCCACGTCCTCCTTTTCCTCGTCCGGGCACACGGCGAACACGATGCGTTCATCCTGGATGGGCGGCTTGATCAGGAAGGTGGTTCCCGTCCAGTCCACGTCCGTTTTGATATTCACGTTATGCCGCGCGCCGTTCAGGCGGTGCTGGGCCGTTTCCATGTACACCGTGCCGCTGTGCTGGAACACGAGGCAGCCGTGGGCGTTGGCGTAATCGTGACAGGCGATCACGGCCTCGGTATCGTCGGTCACGCCGTCCAGCTTCGCGCCGAAGTCCGCGTAGCACACGCCCCGCATTTCCATGCGGCCCGGCGCGCTGTCCGGCTCGCCCCGGAAAACGAATTGATAATCCGTGGCCGTTCCCCAGCCGCTGATGGAAGCGTAGCAGGCCCCGTCCGGAATGGTCAAAGGCTCCGATTCCCCGTTGTTGCCAAAGCGCATGTTGCCCGTGCCCACCACGGAAAGCTGGTCAAGCAGCCGGTAATTCTGATCGAAGTACGCCACCGCATAGCCGAAATCGTCCATATAGGTGCGGCCATAGATTTTGGAAAAGCCCTTCACGGGCACCATGCGGGTATGCCACACCTGGCCGGGGTTCTGAGTGGAAAGGGCGCCGGAAGACGTCCAGTAGCCCGGCACGTCCGCGTACACGGTCACAGACCCCAGCCGCGCCGCCATTTCCCCCAGCAGGCTCACGGTTTCCTCGGCGGTATAGGCGATGCCCGCGTTTTTGCGGAATTGGGCCCTGCTTTCCTCCGTCAGCGCCGCGTCCTCGTCGTAGCGCAAAAACAGGCCCTCGTTCTGATCCCTGATTTCCCCGCGGGAGGTGGCCGCGGCCTGTGCGCTGGCAGCGGCAGCCGCCGCGCTGGCCGCCGCCTGCTGCGCCTTGATCCCGGCGTTTGCGATGTACTGCTCCCATTCCGCTTCCGTGCCCGCGAAGCCGTGCTTTTTCGCCACGGCGTAGGCGCTCACCGCGCCCAAATTCACCTTTTCCACGGTGTTTTCTCCATGATATTCAATTGCCATATGCGTATAACTCTCCTTCTGTCAGCTCAAACCGCACCGGTATTTTGCGGCTGTAATACATGTACAGATTCCCGTCCGTGCCGATATCGAAATGCAGCAGCCCGCCCTGAGTGATCATCATGCCCGCCGCCGCTCTGGTTTCATCCCGGTACCGTTCGGCCTGCACGCAGGCGTCCAGCGCGTCCTGAATGGCCGTGGGATACTGGGTCTGCGTCCTTTCGCCGATGGAAGGCAGATCGCCGATATCCAGATACAGAAGCTCGCTGTTCCAGGCCACCTGATCCCCGCCCAAGATCTCCACCCAGCAGCGGCACCGGCCCGGAATTTCCATCACCCGTGCCGGGAGCGCCGCCACCCCGTCCCGGATCTGCAGGATTTCCGCCGTTTCATCCGGCAGCAGCAGCATGAGCTGGGCGCTCTGGCCGTCCGCGATCTGGGGCAAAAGAAACCGAAGCGTTTCCGCGCCGCCGTCCGTTTCCATGCCGATCCTGGTCTGCCCCGGGCTGGGCGTCCGCCCGGAAAACCGTATGGTAATCATGTTTTTTCCACCTCCCTATGGAATATATGCGATTTCGCACGCCTGCGCCCCGTCGCCCTCGCTGGCGGCGGGCTTGATCCAAACCACGTTGTGACCGCCGGGCCGATCGCTGCCCACGTACAGGGAAAACCCTGCGCCGCCGGAAACCCGCATGACCGCGCTGCCGTTCAGTTCCTCCAGCGCCGCCGATACCGTTTCCAGGGACTGCCGGAGGGAGGACACGTCCTCCCCCGTTCTTTCCGCCGTCCGGATCTGCCGCTGCAGAGCGCCGCTCAGATGGCTTTCCCCGATGGCGCCCGCCCGGATGTTGTTCCCATCCAGGTTTTGCAGGGTGTAGCGCACCTGATCGTCCATCTGGCGCAGGCAGTCCATCACCTGCCGGGCGTCCTTCACTTCCCGGGGAAAGCGAATTTCATTCAGATAGGCCATGGATTCACTTCCTTTCCGTCCCGGCCCGCGTCCCGAAGCAGCCGCAGATACCGCTGATAGGCCGCTTCATCGGCCGCGGGCCTGTTTTCTTCCTGACCCGTCCGGTTCATGATCCTGTCGTACAGCCCGGCGATCTGCCGCGCATACGGGCCGGGAAGCGCCGCTTTTTCCCCCTCCGTCACGCTTTTCAGATATTCCTTGGCCCGCAGCACCGCGCCGCTGCCCGCCTGTGTTTCCGTCATTTCTCTTCCCTCCCCATGACCAATTCCCGCGCCATGCCGTAGAACTGCACCTCTCCGCAGCCCTCCATGCGCACCCTGAAATGCTCGCACCGCCGGGGGATCACCGGCAGCAGATAGGTTTTCAGCCTGTCCGTTCCCTGAACCGTTCCCTTGAAATGCCACAGCCCATCCGAATCGTACTGGATGAAAACGCTGCATTCCGCGTTCCGATCCAGCTTCATGCGCAGCAGAAAGCGGTTCATGTACTGTCGATCCGGGTACTCGTAGCCCATGACCGCCGTTTCCGCGAACCAGGTCACGTTCCCGGGCTCTGTTTCCCCAGCCGTGCCGTTCAGGGCAAAAAGCAGGCCGTTGGCAAGCAGCATATACATTTCGCCGTTCAGCTCCGCAAAGGCCAGGGCATGGCTGTCGTCCTGCCGGTGCCATACGCCGTGATCCGCGTCCAGCACGTACAGGCTCCACGGCCCGTCCCCGTCCCGGGCGCTCAGGTAATACTTTCCGCCCGCCTGTCCGGCGGCGGCGGCGTTCAGGTTTCCCGGGCCAAGGGCCGCGCCCACGTTTTCCGGCAGGCTGTCAAACGCTTCCACGCCGTTTACGCCCACGTAGTACAGCATGCCGTTGTACTCCGCAAGGCTGGCAAAGCAGCCTGGCTTCACGCCGTCGCAGGCCGCCGTCTGCGTTTGGAAGCTGGCGGGCCTGTCCCCGTAAATCCTGTGCACACAGTCCGCCTTGAAAAAATACGGATTTCCCCGGTGCGCCGCCGCGCCGGTAAAAGGCCCGTCCGAACCAACGTCCACAAAGAAGCTGTCTTCGGCGGTGCCCCCGAATTTGTCCCAATTCCTGAAATCGCCCAGGGAGCAGGCATAAATCCGGTTGACCGCTTTTCCGTTCTGCGTCCCCCAGCGGCAGCCCCACAGGCGATTGCCGCACTCCATCAGATAATCCATTTCGGGCATGCGCCGGTCCGCCCGCAGGTTGCCCGCAGCTTGCGTATACGGAGACGCGATCACGCCCGCAATCAGGATGGAATCATCGGTCACCGCCAGGGCCATGTGAACCCCGTTCAGGGCTTCCAGCTGTTCCCGCAGAACGCTGTTGCTGCCCGTGTACTGAATCCCGCTGATCCGCACGCCGTCCTCCGGGTTCAGGCCCAGACCAATGCCGGTTGCGGTGATTTTTACATATTGCTCCATCGAGGCCCCAGAGCCCACGGTGATCGGGGAAAAGGTCACGCTGCCCGCGCTTTCCCACAGGCGTTCAATGTATCCCCGATCCGCCGGGTTCATGGTGTTGTAGTATCGTTTGTCGGGCATGATGACCAGATAACCCCCCATGGCCGTTAAACGCTTTGGCAGCATGTCCGCGTTCAGGGACAAATCGTTGACGGGCGTGGCCTGGCCGTCGTAATACAGCGTATCGCCGTCGATCCAGGCCAGCTTTCCCAGGGCGGCCAGCGCCTGAGGATTGCTCAGCTCCGCCACCAGCCCCCGTTTTTTCCGGCTGCTCAGCAGCGGCCACGGTTCGCCCGTCATGTTGCCCATGGCGCTGAAAGCCCCCGCCTCCGCCTGCGGCCGGCGGTCCAAGCCCTTGAACTGCTCCGTCCACCGGCGTTCGGTTTTGATTTTCTTTAGCTTCGGGTACTCCATGCGTCCCCTCCTCACTTCAAAAGTGGAAAGCTGAGAGTTTTTTGCGCTGAAAGTTGAGAGTTGGGAGTTGAGAGTTGAGAGTTGAGATATTTTTTGAACGATTCAATTTGAATTCTGTACTCTTTATAAAACTCCACACTCCACACTCAACTCTCCACTCTCCACTCTCCACTCTCCGCTCTCCGCTCTCTCTTTTCCTCTCTAAAACTTCAAACGCGCTTCCTCCGTCCCGATGGGCTTATGTTCCCTGTGCCACATCCGGGAAAGCCTGCCCCAGGCGGCGGCGTACAGCGCGGCGCTGTTGTTGTATTGATCGAACTCCCGGTTCACCAGATCGATGTGCATTTCCAGATAGAAGCGATAGATTTCGTCGTAGGGCGGCGGGGCCAGCAGCAGGCTGTCCGGGTCCGTCGTCTGGTCGTAGCCGCCGAAGATTTCCGGCGCTTCCCCCCTGCCGCGCTCATGGGTGCAGATCAGCTCCCGGTAAATCAGCAGATCCAGCGCCGACAGCCATTGAATCTTCCGCGCCCGGTCGATCTGGTTGGGCTTCAGCTCGTCCACAGTATGAATCGCCTGATCAACAGTCATTTCTTCGCATGCCCCCTTTCTGTCATGAAGGAGAGTTCAGAGTACAGAGTTCAGAGTTCAGATTTAGTTCGCCTGAACGATGGAATGCGTGCTTTTTGGAATCACTATATCATCTGAACTCTTCACTCTGAACTCTGTAAACTCTCTTTCTGCGTTAATGCGTCCTATAAAGGCTGACTGCCCAATTACGAACGATCCATTAAACGGTCATGGCAAATTCCCGCTGGCCGCTGGCCTTTTGGGCTTCCTGCTCCATGGTCTTCTGGGCGTCCAGCATTTCGCGCACCACTTCCCACAGGGGCATGGGCACCTCCACAAACTGATCCTTGGGGATAAAGAAGGTTTTATCGTTCACCCCCACCTCCAGGGTGTTCTGCTCCGAGCGGCTGCGCTTGGGAATGAAAATCTGCCGCATATCCTGCCAGGGGTCGTAGGTCTTGGGTCCCGCAGTTGTCTTCGTCATTGTGAATCCTCCTTTTCGTGGAGTGGAGAGTTTAGAGTTGAGAGTTGAGATGATATATAGTGCATAAATAGGAGACCACTATTTGACTGACTATTCAAATCTCAACTCTCCACTCTCAACTCTCAACTCTCAATTATTCTTCTTCGTCCTCATCCACGGCGCTGTAATAGCTGCCGCATTCCACGCGCAGCAGGCGTTCCTCGTACAGCACGCCGCCGCCGGTCTCGAAATACACACCGATGGTGCCGAACTGGTTCAGCGGGCCGCCCGCTTCCTCCGGGGATTTGATAATCATTTCCATGTTGCCGCCTTCCACGTCGATCATGCCGAAGGCGCTTTTGCCCAGGAAGATGCAGCCGTACACGGCGACGCCCTGGCTGCCGCCCTCGCCGGGATAGATCACGGTGTTGTCGGCGATGCCGTTCACGTCGTCCTTGACGGTGATGGTGGTGGCGGTGTTGGCCGTGACCAGACACTTTACGTCGCCCACCAGGATATAGCGGTCCTTCAGGGCGTCTTCCGCCACAGTGCCGCCGTCGAAGGTGATGATCTTGCCCGCCTGGGCGATGGCCCCGTTGACGGTGAGGGTGCGGCTGTCGCTGGCCAGATCCTTGCCGCGCAGCACCTTGGCGTTGTCGCTTTCGATGAAGCGCACGCCGTGGAGCTCGCCGATTTCGCCGTTGTAGATTTCTTCGGGATTGGCGTACTTATGGGCGTCGATCCAATCGCTGCTCTGGCGCAGATCGTAGGTGACGCTGGGATGGATGATGGCCACGTACTTGCCGTTGATCTTGGGGGCCTTGTGCTTTTTCAGCCAGGTGACGGCCCGGTTCACCATGGTGGGGGTGAGCAGGCAGGTGGCGTCCAGCTGGCTGCGGGTGGTAACGGCGCTGCCGTTGCCCTTATCGCAGTACATCACGTTGCTGCCGCTGAGGACGATATTCCGGGCGATCTTGTCCTGGGTGTTGCCGCCCGCCGCGCCCATTTCCTCCACCGTGTCCTGGGCCACGGGGTCCACCGCGTGGCGCATGAGGCGGCGGCTCAGGGGCGTATACGCGCCGTATTCGTACACTGTGGCGCTCACGGCGCTGTAGCCGAACTTTTCCCCGTCGGGGATCACGCCTTCTTTCAGGCGGGGCACGTCGCCGAAGGTGTTGGCCTTGCGCATTTCCACGGTCATGCCGTGGTTTTCGGGCAGGGGAATGTTCTTGGCGAACTGGGCGAACATGTGATTGCTCCGGGCGTTTTCCAGCGCCTCGGTGTTGTACCATTCCTTCACTTCGGGGGCCATGGTGCTGGTGGCGTCGAAAGGCTCGGAAGCGCCGGTATAGGCGTTCACATAGCCCTGGGTGGTGGCAACGGAGCTGCCGCCGACGCCGCCGAAAGAGCCAGCGTCCTCCGCCATCATGCGCCGGTCAAAGTTCTGAAAATTCCGCATCAATGCTTTCCTCCTTTAATATCTGTCCCTGAAATTGATCGCTTCGCCGCCGTGGATGCGGCGGCGGTATTCTTCCCGCTGCTTCCTGCTCATGCCCCGAATATCGATGCCGATCACCACGGGGGCGGACCCCTGGATGCCGTTTTCCACCGGGCGGCCGGCCCCAGCCTGCACGCTGGCGGCGATGCGGCGGCTGGCCTGCAAAGCGGCGTACAGCATGCTTTCCCGCTGAATATCCTCCCCGTGTACGGCATAGAAAGCGTCCTTCACACTGACGCCGATTTCCGGCGAAGTCATGCGCGCGAAGGCGGGGTTCAGCATTTCCTGCGTCAGGTCAAAGTCCGGGAAGGTCTTTTTCAGTTCCTCCGCTTCCCGGGTCAATTTTGCGAAATGCTGCCGCAGTCCCGCTTCTTTCCGGGCTTCCTCCTCCTTTCCGGCTTCCGTTTCCCGGATGTGCGCAAGCTCCTCCTGCACCCGCGCGTTCATCGCTTCCTCAAATTCCTGGCGGAAGGGGCCTTCGATCAGCGCCTGAAAATCAGCCCGCCGTTCCTCCGGGCCCGCCGCCTGCTCCCCCGCGTCCTCCTTTCCCCCTTCTTCCGCCCCTTCCAGGGCAGGCCTTTGCAGTTCCAATGGTTCCATGCTCGTCCTCCTCTGTTTTCTATATTGCTTCCCGTTTCCGGGTAAAGCCACGTTCATTCCGGCTGGCTGACGCTCCGGGCAAGCTCCCGGGCGCGGATCATGCCGTCCGTTTCCTGCGCGCCCAGAAGCGCTGAAAAGCCGCTTTTTTCGTCCTTTTCCTCCGGCGGGCCGGAAAAAGTCAGGATGCTCCGGGCCATTTCCTCCGCCGTGTCCGGTTCGTAGCGGCTGGCCAGCTCCAGGGCCATACGCTGCCACAGGGCCGTTTCCCGCCGGGCGGCGCTGCTTTTCTGGATTTTGAGCAGCAGCTCGTCCTTTTTCCTGAAATCCATCATGGACAGGAGAAGCTCGCTCTGATCCGCCTTTTCCGGCGAAAACACCCCGGCCCGCAGCAGCCCCAGGGCCAGCTCGTTCTGGGCCATTTTGGTGTAGGCGTTTTCCTTCTGGGCCGACACCCGGATATCGAACACCGGCTTGCGCCAGCCCATTTCCCGGCCCGCAAGGCCGGGGTTTTCCTGCGTCCGCAGGCCGGAATTGTCGAACTGGACGAATTCCCAGGCCGCCTTTTCCCCCGTAATGCGGAAGCACCGGGGAATATCGTAGAACTGGCGGATGCGCTCGATCACCATTTCCAGGAGCCTGGCGTAGGCCCGGTAAGCGCCCTTGTTGCCGTCCCGGCTGGTGCGGCCCGCCGCCTCCATCTGGGCCGCGATGCCGCTGGCGGCGATCACGCCGTTGGTTATGCCGTTGGACACCTCCTGATTGCCGCAGGTCTGGTTCAGTTCCCGGATGCGGTCGTTCAGATGCTGCACGTACACCTTATCCAGGGGATAATGCTTCACCGGCACCATGTCCGCTTCGCCCAGGCCCCCTTCCACCTCGATCACCGGATTGTTGAAATCCAGGAACTGGCTTAAATTGATGGGCGAATCGGCCCGGCGGAAATACCGGGGCACCGCGCCTGCACGGGCGTTTAAGCTGATGGCGGCGTTCAGCAGATCGATTTCCTCCTGCGTGTCCTTGCCCAGGTCGATGTACCCCCACCCGGCGGGGCTGCCCTTCTGAGGGAACAGGGTATCCAGCACGAAGGGATACAGCCCGTCGTCGTACCAGCCCCGGCCTTCCAGCGCCGGGTCGTCCTCGCTGGCGTACAGCGCCTCCTGGCCGCAGAATTTGCAGTATTGCAAAAGCTTTCGGCCGTTTTCCCAGGTGTGGTAATACCAATCGACCACCAGGACTTTTTCTGTATTTACGGCGGCCGCGCCGTCCTCCGTTTCGTAACGGGAAAGGAAGAAATCGTTCTGCATGCCGTTCCGGTTCAGCTGGGGATATTCCAGCATGAGGCTTTCCCTGTCCTGGACGGTAACCAGAAACAGATTGCGGCTTTTCTGAATGTCCTCCACCCCCGGCTCCCAGAACAGGTTCATCAGATCCACGCCGCAGATGTTCACGTCCCCCAGGCCGTTCAGCCGCGTTTTGTCCCAGTACACGGCGTACACCGCCGTGCCGTGCTTGTTCTTTTCCCAGGCCTGCTGATTGTACACGTCCTGGAAGTGGTTCTGCTCCAGAATCACCGGCAGGATGCTGCTCAGCTGCCTCGCCTGCTGCTCGTCGCTTTCCTCCCGGGGCAGGATGGCCGGTTCCGGGTAAGCGTCCAGCATATCGGCGTGCTTGCCCATGATCACGTTCACCAGCCATTTGGTGGGCCGCTTGGGCGCCTGGGGATTGCCCTGCTCGGCCATGCAGTCCCATGCGTGGCCCTGCCACCACTTTTCATCCTCTATCAGGCGCTTTTCCAGCCGCGCCTTGCCCGCCTTGTACTTTTTCAGGGTATCGGCGGCCTGCCGCAGGCGCTCCGGGGTCATGCGGCGGGGCATGGCCGCCGCTTGCATTTCGCTCAAATTCTCCGCCTCCTTTGTTCTTGCTCAGCGTGGAGAGTGGAGAGTGGAGAGTTGAGATTTTATATAGCTTTTCAATATCTCAACTCTCAACTCCCAACTCTTAACTCCTTTTTCTCGCATTTTGATTTAATGGGTCGCTCAAAATGATCTGCTTCTCCACCGCGGTGCGCGGTTTGATGGGGTTCAGCATGCAGAAGTACCGCCATTCGTCCGCCGCGTGATCCTCCATGGTGCTGTCCAGATCCTCCGGAACGTGATCGTCGTACCGAAGCAGCGGCACGGTGCGGATGAAGGCCCGGCAGGTATTGAACACGTACATCATGGGATAGCCGTTCTCGTCGAAGGCCAGGCGGTAATGGCACTGCATCCAGCCGGGGATGCGGTCGTTGTTTCCTTTCTCGAAGTACACCCGATGGCGGACCGCCGTATCGTACCGGCTGATACCGTTTTCCGCCCCGGCCCAGATGCTGGGGTCGGCCACGCCCTGAACGCGCCTGCCCTTCAGCCAGGGATGCTCTCGCTCGATCCGCGCGATTTCGGAGAAAATCTTATCGTCCACCCACTTCACGCCCTCGTTGGGCACGTCCTCCCCGTGATCCTGGCGGCAGCCGTACAGTTCTAAGATGCGGTAAAACACTCCGTCCGGATCGACGGCCCACCAGCCGCAGGAAAAGGGCCGGGCATAGCCCCAGTCGAAGCTGCGGTAAATCCGCCAGCCGGGGGGCGGCTCGAAGGGCGGGATCACGTGGGTGAATTTTCTGTCCGCGTAATGGCCGGGGTCGTCCCGGAATTCCTCGAAGAACTGGCCCTCGTACACGTCCCAGTTGCCGTGGAGCCAGGCTTCCCGCTGCTTGGGCGGCTGGGCCTTCAATTGCTCGATGTAGTCCGGCTGCTTTTCCATGAGGGCCTTGTTGTCCGTCACCAGGCTTTGGATGAACACGTAATCCGCCGGGTTTTCGTCCGACCGGAACCGGCGTTCCTTCAGCCGCTTGATGTACTGGTGCCCCGGCCCGCCGGGGTTGCAGGTCATGTACATGCGTTTGGGAAAGCTGTTGGCCCCTCGCAGGCAGGCCATGACGGTTTTGATCTGGTATTCCGTCATCTGGGTGGCCTCGTCAATGGCGATCACGTCGTATTCGTGACCCTGAATTTTCATCAGATCGCTGTCCTTTCCGCAGAACATGAACTTGATGCTGCTGCCGTTGGGGAAGCGTATCTCATGGGTCAGGCTGTTGTACCGGGCCACGCCCGAAAGCTGGGCCTGCAGGGGCTTGATGTGGTTTTCCAGCAGCTCCGGGTAGCTTTTCCGCATGATGAGCACGCGGATGCCGGGATATTTCCCGCACAGCAGCACGGCCTTCCACCGCACCGCCCAGCTTTTCCCGCCGCCCCGGGCCCCGCCGAAGATCACGTACTTTTCTTTTGCCCGCATGAACAGCCTTTGCTTTTCGCTGGGCGGCTCCATGCGCATTTCCCGGCTCATTCCGAAAGCGCCCCGGTTTCCGCGTCCAAAAGGATGGTCACGACCTCCTTTTCCGACGCCTGATCCTGGGCCTCCTTTCGCTCGTCCAATTCCTGCTTGCGCCGCATCAGGGCGATTTTTTCTTCCTCCGCCTGATCCATGATGCCGCTTAAGCGCATCCTGGTTTCGGCCTGCTGGTTGATGGCCCGCACCAGGCGGGTCATGTTGTCGGCCCGTTCCTTGCCGTCGGTGACGATGAGGCCCTCCTCGTCCTCGCACAGGTTCTTCACCACCGCCCGGGCGGCCAGGAGCAGGGCGTATTCGATTTCGTCCGAGGCTTCCATCAGACGGCACAGCTCCCGGGCCTTTTTGTTGACCGCGTGGGTGGCGGCTTTTTTCATAGCCCGCTGCTCCACTTCGCCTTTTTTCTTATCCCACTCTCCTGTTTTTTTCCATTTGCCCAGGGTGGAGGCGCTCAGGCCCAGCTCGGCGGCCAGGGCTTTCAGCGATACGTCGCCGCCGATATACCTTTCCTCGGCAATGCGCTTTTTCTCGTCCTGCCCGCCGGCGATTTCATTTTGGGGGATCGTTTTCGGCAT